TATGCGGTCCCCGCCGCGTAGTGACTAGAACTCACTAATATTTCAAGGAGAAACAAATGGGACGCCCTCTAAAAATCGCAAAGGCTCAAGCAGTCTTAACAATTACTGATACAGCAGCAACAGGCAGTATCGTCACAGTATCAGGTGGAAATCTAACTACAAGCCCTACAGTAGGCATAGCTAAAGGTATGTCATTTATAGTTGCTACCACAGTTGGTGGTTTAACAGCTAACACAATTTACTATGTAAATAATATATTATCAAATACTACATTTGATGTATCACAAACTCAATTAAGTGTACAACCACAAGTAATACAAACATTGACAGACACAACAGGTGGTTCAGTTAGTGTTTCATTTAATGTTGTTGATGCATATTTCAATAACCCACTCGGTGGAGTTGGTTTCCCAACTACAAACAGTAACACATACAGTGTAGTTGGTGGTAATACAGCAATCATTGGTAAACAAGTACTAGCACAAGTTGCTATTGGTATCAATGGAACAGGTACACTTTATGGTGATACAGGTAATTTGAATGTATATGGATCGGGAACAGACTTTGCTAACACATTATCTGTTGGTTCTGCTATTCAAGTTGCTTCTGCAAATATTAACGGTGGTACTGATTATACAACAGTTGGTTTTGTTGGTACTAACACTGGCTATGTTACTGTTGCAGTCGCTAATACAGTTGCTACAGGTAACGTTATTCGTACTTCAGGCAATGCTCAAACATTGTTTGTTGGCGCACCAGTTATATTCAGTGCAAATACAGGTGGTTTGGTTGCAAATTATCAGTACTTTGTTAAAACTATTGCCAACGCATCTGCATTTACAGTATCCGATGAACAATACGGTCCCCCAAAAGGACTTACAACTGGCACTGATACTGCAAACGCTAGAATTGATGTAACTGTATTGGTTGCTACACCTCCTGTAAACTTTACGAACGCATCATTTGTTTATGCTAATGATGAAGCAGGTTATATTGTTCGTCAAAAAGGTAAGCAAAAGTATCTAGTAACAGGGTCAACAAGTGGTTTGACAGCACAATGCTATACAGCAAATGTTGCTAATACAGCATTGACACCAAACTCAATGCGTATCCTTGCTACATATGCTAATAGTTCTACTCAAACAGTTCAAAGTCTTTCTGACCACACTGGTGAGTTGTTTACTGCTACTTCAGGTCCAATTGCTACTGGTAATATTGTATTTCAAAATGCTGCTCCAATATTTGCAACATTCAATACAGCAGCAGTTGCTAATGCAGATAACGGTCAACCGTATGAACTAGTTACTATTGCAAGTGCATAATCATGGCAACTGCAACAAGTAAGGCTACTAAAATGCAACCCGAAACTGAAATTGCGGTACTTCAGTTCCAAGTTAAGAGCCTCGAAGAAAAAATTGGGGAACTTAAAGTGGATCTGAAGGCATTACATGATATGATTGAATCTAATGCAGAAGAAACTAGAAAAATGTTAAAATCAATGCGTGAGCAAGATGTCAAGGAACATACTGAATTAGCTAATAAAGTTTCAGCACTTGAAAAGTGGCGATGGATGTTAATGGGGGCCGGTATAGTAATCGGTTCTATGGGCTTCCCCACAGTGTCAGCACTGCTAAAATAAAAAAAGAGACTTAGGTCTCTTTTTTTGTAAGTGTCTTTAGCTTATCCTGTACTACATCAAAGTTTACTGTACTAAACAATCCAGGATGTAATGGCTTAGGATATTGATTGTCTCCTACCCATGCATATCCACAATGTTCTTCATTTAATGCTGGTACAAATTCATCACTTACTTCACAAAAGAATGTATGATATGTGAATGTATGATTGATAAATTTCTGTATAGGTATTAGTTTTGCGTTGTTTGGAAATATTCCTATTTCTTCTACGCATTCTCTGGCAATTCCCTCAAATAATGTTTCATCATCTTCTATTTTTCCGCCGGGTATACCCCAATTGCCTGGATTTTTATTATCTGTCCGTAATAAGTATAGGTAACGTTGGGTGTTATTACTATAGAAGAAAACTCCGGCGCTTTGATTCATATTATAATTTATCAAAGTATTAGATGACTATAGAATAATCTCCGGCATCGTACCAACCCTCATACGATTTCATCCAAGCGTCATCCACAAAGCGATATTGCACATTTGTAGTAAGATTGGTTACATACTCTAATGTTGTAGGAGTTGCTGTAGTGCTATTAAAACTCACAAACCATTGTCCTGTGCTAGCATTATATTCAACAATATCATTTGCAAATGCAATTACACTTCCCCATGCAACGGTACTGTCCCCCGATGCACCAATATTATCTACAAGTAAATATCTACGTCCATTAACTGGTCCAGGCAATCCTGCATTTGGTCCTGTTAATTGAGGGTTGATTACACCATCTACTGGTAATAATGTATTTTGTGGTAATGTTGATATATCAATATTATATATTAATAATCTATCATCGTTTGGGTTAGGAACAATAGTCCCTACAATTTCATGATCCATATATGGATTTTGTAACCAAATTTGACTAATGCCGGGTTTAATAGCGCCATACACATTCAATACACTAGACCAATATACATCGGTGTCAGGATTAACAGGCAAACTCAAACTAAAATCTGTTGGATTAAACGCAACTGCTTGCGGTAATAGTTGTAAAGTATTTCCTAACAACAGTACCTTATATCCATATGGTGTGATTTTTTGTCTGGTGCCTAACAACATATCATCATTTTGCATATCTTGTAATGCTTTTCCGGTGAATATGCTTGTCATAATTTTTTCAATAACACCCATCTTTTTAATTTTACTTGCTGTGGTAATCCATATTGGCATATAGAATTTCCAAGTCATAACATCAATTGGATTACCTGTACCAACAGGAATACTACGACTACTAAATGTTAATCCATCTTGAAATACTGCACTAAGACTAGTCCAATCAATAAAATTATCTGTACTTTGTATCTCCAATGCAGGATTAAACAATGTACCTATTTGCTCTACTAATTGTAGTTTTTGATTATAGTTTGTGGTCCAAAAATCTACTGATATTCTTAATGTATAGGGAACAGGCATTAATCTTTCAACAGTGAACGCCTGTCCTTGAACTTCTTCATATTGTTGTGTTTCAGGATTATATGATCGTTGACGTACATTTATTTTATCTACAAAAGTTGGATCTTGTGTCCATTTTTGATTATATTCTAGTCCATTGATATAGTAAGTGATTAGTGGTGCGCTTGGCAAATTACTTGCACTATTATTAGCAATGATAGTTGCTGCTTGTCTACTGCTATCACCGTACATAATTGGTACACGTACAATAATATCATTGCCAGCAGGATCTTTTCCTTTAGTAACTTCCCAATTGCTAAAGATTTTTGCAAATTGAATTAAGAATCTGCGTACCTGACTATCATAAAAAAATTGTGCCATATTTACTCTTTAAATTTGTGGTGGAATTGGATCTGGTGCCAATCCCAATATTGTAGATAATGCTTGACGTTGTGGTATAAATGTACCATCTGTGAGTTTTGTCACGCCAGTATTATTAATAAATCCTGATAGCTGTGACTTATCTGCTTCAGTCATGCCGGTAGTAGTTCTAACATTTTTAGAAATTCTAATCCATAATTGACCGTCCCAACGATATAATAGTTGAGGGAAATAATCAATGCGTAAGAAATAATCTCCAACTTGAGGATTTTGTGGGAAACTTATTCCTGCACCTGTCGGGAATCCATTTGGTGCTTGGCCATCGCCACTCATATATGCAGTTGTATAACCAAATGATCTTGGACTACTACGAGCAATAAATTGAAACGCCGGATCACAGTCTGCTCTATAATCCATTTCCTGGCTAATTGTTCCAGTGAATCCAGGGGCTTCTGGATTGGCATCAGCAGTTGCATATGTATTATCTGCGGTACCATATGGTCCTGTTATTGTACCACTACTAACTACTGTTAGTATTGTGTCACCTCTAACTGGTCCTGAATTAGTATCAGTACGTTGGGGTGCTAATGTTATTGTTTCTAAATGTGTAGTATTAAAAACATCTAACTTTTCGTATCCCATATCAGCGGTTGTATCCCATATACTTTTTATTGCCGCTTTTGGAATCTTAATTACTGGACTGGGATTTTTATATTTTGAACTACGTACCATCATTACAGTACCGGTAGTAATAGCATTAGGCACGCCACCGTTTGTGTTTACGTTGATTGGTGGTGAGGGATTATTGATAGCATTAGATAAAACACCGTCGCTTGAATACTCACCGTATGTAGGAACAATATATAAATTACTAGTATTATATCCTGATTTTGGAACAATCCTTTCCGCTTCTCTGAGGGCTGCGTCATTGATTGCAATATTCTTATTGTAAGTAGCAAGAATATCTTTAAGATTGTCAGCAGTATCTAATTGCCAATACGTAGTATTTGGTGGCATAGTACCTGCAGGAACATCAATTAATGCTTTATAGTTTTTATCACCGTATGTAATTACGTATCCTGCAGGATATGTTTTATCTTTGTCCCATATACCTAAGTATGTGTCTTGATCAATTGGAGCAGTTAGTATCTGACTAAATTCTTCACTATCCACTAGTGGCTCGCATTTGATACGCCACAAGTGCGGAAACCAAGTTGGGCTGAATCCTTCACTAGCATAGTTAGCATCAGTGATTTGCATGAAACGTTTTAGTGCTGTGGGTATAGTTTCTTTTAGTGGATTATAATCTAATAAGTGAGGTAACTCTATCACATCACCAACCATTAGTTTTCTACCAACTAATTGAATCATGTCGTTATAATGTACTGTAATGAAAATAATATCATTATTTAAAAACAATCCAAACTGACTTAAATCAAAATCTAAATTCTGTACATTATAATGTCCACGTAAACGATAGACATTTGGATCATATGTTCTGTCCCTGTTCTCTAAAAATAACAAATCTTGTATATTAGTTGGGTCTAGTACATCATATTGAGGTTGAGTATAATCAGTTGAAGTGCCTTGATTAGTCGGGCCCAAATACTTATGTATATACAAATCCGTGGAACCTGCGGTAAACTGTTCTGATATTATCTTATCAAAAAAGTTATAATCATTTGTTTTATTGGGACGCCAAAGGCTTAATCTAGGCATATTTATTTCACTTTATTACTTATTTATCGTAAATACAGACGATGGGGTATTACCAAAAACTTGACAACAAATGGTTATTGTGTTATACTATGCATTCAATTGAAACTTTGGAGTTAATCAATGGCTACACGTAAGCATACAGACGATCATTTTGTAAAAGCACTAAATCCCCGAGACGCTGATACAAAATATATGGGTGAAGAACCCTTCTTCCCAATTCAACCCGATCCCGAATCACGATTCTCTGCACTCGCCCGAGGGTTCACGTGGTATACCCGTTTCTATACTAAAAAAGACGCAAAAGAACTATTGTGTCAATATCTGGATTACAATAAACGAACTGAGGAAGCTAAGTTGGTTCGTAAGGTCCATGAAAGCGAATTTATTATTACATTGTGCTGGGTAGCACGTATGACAATGCGCGGATTAGAATTGACCGAGCATGAAGAACTTACATTACAAAACGATATTGGACGACTTGTCAAATCATTGACAGAAACGGAAATCAAAACTAGTGCGACTAGTATTATAAAAGAAGAAGTGGTTGCAGTACGTCCTAACATTCAAGAAATTCTTAAAGAAAAAGCAAGAGATGCTGCAGGTGAAATGGAAGGGATGATTGACGATTTTGTTACTAAAGGTAAAGCGTCAGAAAAGACAGTTGACATTGTTGCAAAATACAATGTCATGCCACAACATATCCCAATCATTGTTGAAATCTGGAAACGTAAGCAAGATGAATTCCAGCGACTAAGTGACGGTGACGAGTCATTGAAAGAGGGTTATGCGTTCTTAGGTAAGATTCAGATTCGCAACATTCTGAAATTCATTGAAGGTGTACTAGGCGACTTGAACAGTTATATTAGCATTAAGAAAGCAAGCAAGGCTCCGCGTAAGCGCAAAGCAGTACCTGTTGAAAAGATTGTTGCTAAACTAAAATACTTGAAGTTGTTCAAAGATGTTCAGTCTAAACTTGATTTAGTTAGTGTACATCCTACAAAACTTCACGGAGCAAGTGAAGCATGGGTTTATGATACAGGTAAGCGTAAATTACATCACTACATTGCTGACGATTATAGTAAAGTGTTTAGTGTTAAAGGTAACACATTGCTAGGCTTTGATGCAAATACTAGTGAAATGAAAACATTACGCAAGCCCGGGGAGCAAATCAAAGAGGTGATGGGAAGCAAGCCCGCAGCACGTAAGTATTTTAAAGATATTAAAGCAGTGGGAGCAGTCCCAAATGGAAGATTCAATGAATCAATGATTATTTTGAAAGCGTTTTAAGGAGTTATTATGACAGATAAAATTATAGATTGGTGTACTATACACCGCAAAAAGATTGCATATACAATTGCAGGACTCAATGTGTTAAGCGGGATAAGTTTACTGTTTAGTGGACAAGACACTAACGGGTGGATCAGCATTTTTATAGGAAGTGTCATTGCACTTGATACATCAACAACACCATGAATATTGATTTAAACAAATACAAAGATTTTGTAGAAGCCGTAACTAGTCAAGCAAGCAATGACTTAACTACATTCCATGATACAATAGATAGATTAGATGCTAACTACGAACTAGATACAGCAGACAATCTGATGAAATTTGGACCTGATGTTAATATTCCATTATTAATTACTGCATGTTTTGGATTAGCAGCAGAAAGTGGTGAGTTTATTGAAGTGCCCAAGAAGATCATTTTTCAGGGTAAAGCATTGACTGACGAGAATGTATTTCATATGAAACGTGAACTCGGTGACATTATGTGGTATTGGATTAATGCATGTCGTGCATTGAACCTAGACCCCAATGAAGTGATTGCTGAGAATATACGCAAGCTAGAGTCACGCTATCCCGGTGGAAAGTTTGACGCATTTTACAGCGAAAATCGTAAAGACGGTGACTTGTAATACACGAACCATAGTGTTACCTGATAAATAGTATTATTAGGTAACACTTATGTCAACATACCCAACCGCTTCTGTTCTTTCAACCCCAGCCGGGTTAACTTTATCGGAATTAAAAGAGGGATTATTCAGTAATCTTAGATATCGTCTCGGTGACGGGATGATTGATATTGAATTGGATCCTCAACATTACGAAGCAGCGTACAACTACGCTATCAAGGTCTATCGTCAACGGGCACAAGCCGCTACGGAAGAATCCTATATTCTAATGACCATTGAGAAGAATGTAGATACATACACTCTCCCTGCTGAGTTTATTAATGTAAGAAGTATTTTCCGTAGAACAATTGGACTAGAAACTGGCCCGTCAAGCAGCAGTTTTGATCCGTTTAGTAGTGCTATTTTAAACACATACTTGTTGAACTATAACTATGCAGGTGGTATGGCAACATACGACTTCTATGCAGGTTATGTTGAGTTAGCAGCACGTATGTTTGGTGGTTATGTAACATACACATTCAACCCAGTGTCTAAAATATTGCGTATTGTTCGTGATCCAAAAGGATCAGGTGAGCGTGTATTGATATGGGCCGATGTACAAAAGACAGAAGAAATATTACTACAAGATCCTGGTGCTGGTGTATGGATCGGTGACTTTATCTTAGCTAATCTTAAACTTATGATTGGTGAAGCCCGTGAAAAATTTGGAACTATCGCAGGTCCAGGTGGTGGTACAAGTTTGAATGGTACTGCTATGAAAGCAGAAGGCAAAGCAGCAATGGAATTACTGATTGAAGAATTGAAGAAGTATGTAGATTATAGTCAACCATTGACATGGGTACAAGGCTAACCTAAATGCTTTATATTGTCTTGTTCCTGTAATATAATAAGTACTTATAGGAGCATTGTATGATTATAGGTATCACTGGTTTAATTGGTTCAGGAAAAGATACAATTGCTGACTATCTTACTACCCATCATGGGTTTAAACGAATCAGTTTTGCATCCAGTCTTAAAGATGCGATAGCAGTAATCTTTGGATGGAATCGTGAATACCTAGAAGGCACTACAAAAGCCAGCCGAGTATGGCGTGAACAAAAAGATGAATGGTGGAGTAATCGTTTGGGTATGAATATAACCCCAAGATGGATACTACAATATTGGGGCACAGATGTATGCCGCAATCACTTTCACAATGACATTTGGGTAGCAAGCGTAGAACATAAGCTATTAAACTCTAATGAAGATATTGTAATTACCGATTGTAGATTTGCCAATGAAGTAAATGCTATTAGAAACATAGGTGGAATAGCAATTAGAGTAAGCCGGGGTCCTGATCCTGAGTGGTATGATTCAGCAGTAGCATATAATAAAGGGCCAAATGGCAATTCATCTTGGTCACTAAGTAAGAGTAAGTTAGATAAACTAAAAATTCATGCCAGTGAATACAGTAGTGTAGGGTTAGACTATGACCATATGGTAGATAACAACGGTACTATTGACGAATTGCACAAAACTGTGTTCGGGATAATTAATAGTCAATCTGTAGATCACCTCGGCGCCAAGTAACCTCTTTCTTTTTAACAACTTCTACGCAGTTTAAGCAAATACTGCGTAGGTTAGTATGTTCAACGTGATCTAAATTCCCGTCAACATGAAACACAGTTATCTGTGTGGGGAACAAACTTTTAAAGCCACACAAATCGCATGTGGCTTTTTTCTTATATCCACTTTTAGTCCAGTTAGCCTTCCTAGGCAATAATTTATTTTTCTTCCTCCCGCACTCATCACATGTACTCCTGTAATGTGTAACACCGTCACGCTTATAATTTATAGCAGTATGATTTTTATTACATTTTTTACATATAGGCCGTTGATTAAGCATACAATATTTAGTCTGTGACCTTCGAAGGTACGGTTATACCGTGTTTTTTCATTTTATTAATAAATAATAGTATGCAATTAGGTTGTAAACCTCAAAATTTTACTAAAGGAAAAATAAAATGGCATTAACATCACCAGGCGTAGAAGTCACAATCATTGATCAAAGTCAATATTTACCAGCACCAGGCGGTTCAGTACCGCTTGTAGTTTTTGCAACAGCACAAAATAAAGCTGACCCAACCGGAACCGGGGTAGCAGTGGGTACAACTGCCGCAAATGCAGGTAAATTATATCAAGTTACAAGTCAACGAGATTTAGTAAGTCTGTATGGAACACCGTTCTTCTATACAACAACTGCCGGAACACCAATTCAAGGTTATGAATTAAATGAATATGGATTATTAGCGGCTTACTCATTGTTAGGTCAAACAAATCGTTGCTATACTTTACGTGCAGATATTGACTTAGCTTCTTTGGTTGGCAGTGTAGGTCGTCCATCTGGCGCACCTGCAAACGGTGCATGGTGGTTAGATACTACCAATACAGATTGGGGTATTTTTGAATTCAATCAAACTACTGGACAATTTACTCCAAAATCACCTATCGTTATAACTGATGCTGCAAATTTAAATGCAGGTGTTCCGTTAGATAGTATAGGAAATATTGGTAGTTATGCTATCAATGCAACGCTTGAAGCCGACGGTGTTAATGCAATTGGTCCAAATAATTATTTCTTTAAGAGAACTAATAACACTTGGACAAATTTAGGTAGTAAAAACTGGGTAAAAAATTGGCCAACAGTTCAGGGTACAGTTAGTAATCCAACATTGACAGCAGGGAATCATTTTGATATAACTACTGGTACTAATCAGTTTGTAGGAACAATAACAGTCCCTGCATCACCAAACAATACATTAGCCGGTCTTGTAAATGTAATCAATAACATAAATTCACAAATAGTTACTGCTGCGGTAGTATCTAATAAACTGGTTATATATTCAACTCAACCCAGAACTGAAACCACGCCAAATGATGAGTACATTCAAATTTCAAATGCAACTGGAACAATTTTGGCAGATGTGGGAATTTCAGAAGCACTTTACTATCAACCTCAATTAGCTTGGGGAACAGCATCTGAGATGCCATTATGGATGACTGGTCAAACTGAGCCTCGTCCAACAGGTTCTGTTTGGGTTAAAGTAGGTAGTTCAGGTCTTGGTTTAAATCCTATATTTTCTCAATATAGCGCACTTACTGCTTCATGGAGTGCAAAAAATACTACATTATCAACTAGTGATTGGAGCGCAACAACAATGCTGGATCCAACTGGTGGCTCTGCAATCCCAGCAGGGACTGTTTATGGACAATATAACTTTGATGGTGAATGGGCAGCTAGTCCATTGGCTTTTTACGAAAGAGCGGCATTGGGTCCTACAGTATGTACGGGAACTGAAACAGATGTAACATTTGGTTCATTAACTGTCAGTCCAGCAACAGTGTATGTTTCAATAAGCACTCCAAATAGTGATTCACTTGATACCGGATATTCATTTACAATTGCTGACGGAAATACTGGTACTGATTTTGTTACTAAATGGTTATCTGCAAATATACCATACACAACCGCTTATATTGACACCAATGGTAGCATTGTGCTTGAGCATTCTTTGGGCGGTGAAATAATATTAAATGATTATATTCAAACAGCAGGAGCATCTCAAGGGACAAGTGCTGATGTTTTATCACAAGCAGGGTTTGTTGTAGGTACTACTGAATATACCAAATATGGATCTCCTAATGTCACAACATTTACTAATAAGGCAACCACTACTAGTGGATCAGGTACTGCGCTTACACTAACCATTTCATGGTATTATTCACAATATATTGTTTCTTTGGGAAATAATATAGGAACTGGTTACGCAGTTGGTGATTCTGTAACCGTATCAGGGGCTAATTTAGGTGGTTCTTCTACTGCTAATGATGTAGTTATAAAAGTAACATCCATTAATGGTAGTGGTGGAGTCACAGGATATACTGCTAAAGGTGGTACAAGCCCAACAATGGGAGTACCTAATTTATCATATCAAGTTCAAATTAGTAATTGGGTATCATTAATGTTTACTGCAAATGAAGGTGCTCCAGTAGCAGCTCCGGCTAACGGTACAAATTGGTTCTATAGTGTAGTAGACGAAGTTGATATTATGGTTCAGGCTAATGGTCAATGGAATGGTTATAAAAATGTAAACTATTCTTCAACCGGTTTCCCTCTTCCATCAGGTAGTAATACTACTGACCCTGCAGGACCAATCATCAGTGCATCTACACCAACAACTCAAAGTGATGGTACTGCTTTAGTATACGGTGACTTGTGGGTTGACACATCTACGGCAGCATTAGAAAATTACCCAGTGATCAGTCGCTGGGAAAGTGTATCAGGAGTAGATCAGTGGGTGTTAATAAATAATACTGATCAGACTAGTTCAAAGGGAATAGCATTCTATGATGCACGTTGGGCTACAAATGGCGATACAAATCCAGTTGATGATCCAATACCAACAATCGTAAGTTTGTTGTCAAGTGATTATTTAGATTTAGATGCTCCTAATCCAGCATTGTACCCAACTGGTATGCTATTGTTTAATACACGCCGTTCAGGATACAATGTAAAAGCATATCAATCAAATTACTTTACTTCTACTGCGTTCCCTGATCAATCATTACCAACAATAAGTAGTACATGGTTAAGTGAAAGTGGATTAAAATCAAACGGTAGTCCATATATGGGTCGCCAAGCACAACGTAATATGGTTGTTAAAGCGTTACGTTCAGTTATAGATACCAATGTTGATATCCGTGATGAAGATAACTTCTTTAACTTGATAGCTACACCAGCTTATCCAGAACTACAACCTAACATGGTTGTATTGAATGCAGATCGCGGTGAGACAGGTTATATCGTTGGTGATACACCAATGAGATTGCCACCGAGTGCTACAGCAATTCAAGCATGGGCAACTAACGCAGCAGGTGCAACAAGCACAGGTGAAGACGGTTGTGTAACACGCAACACATATTTAGGTTTGTTCTATCCGAGCGGTATCACAAGTGACCTAAGTGGTAACTTAGTTGCTGTTCCTCCAAGTCACATGATGTTACGCACAATGTTACGTAGTGATCAGGTTTCATATCCTTGGTTTGCACCAGCAGGTACACGTAGGGGAAATATTGATAATGCAACAAATATTGGTTATATAGATTCTGCAACCGGTGAATTTGTAACAACTAAAACAGCAATTGGAATACGTGATGTATTGTATATTAACTTTATTAATCCATTGGTATTCTTCACTGGAATTGGTTTATTGAATTACGGTAATAAAACAAGTTTCAATAGTTCAAGCGCATTAGATAGAATTAATGTTGCACGATTAATTGCTTATGTTCGTAGACAGTTAACATTAGCAGCACGTCCATTCGTATTTGAACCTAACGATGCACTAACACGCAATCAAATTGCAGGTGTTGTTCAAACATTAATGGTTGACTTGAAAGCAAAACGCGGTATCTATGACTATCTAGTTGTTTGTGACGAAAGTAACAATACACCAGCTAGAATAGATAGAAATGAACTTTGGGTTGATGTTGCACTTGAACCAGTGAAAGCTGCTGAATTCATTTACATCCCGGTTCGTGTTCTAAACACAGGTGAGATAGCATCATTATAATAAGCTAGGATAACCCCGAAAGGGGTTATCTGTTTATTTAAGATAAATAAGATTAACAGGAGA